TGTCTGAAGAAGATTCCTACTCAGAAGCAGGTAGGAGACACATCAAAGAGTGGTATCCTGCTGGTCTACGTACACGGATCATGCCTAATGGTGCTATCTTAATCATTAATACTCGCTACCACTACGATGATCTCTGTGGTTGGCTACTAAAGCAAGAAGAGAATGCAGGTGATTACGATATTATACCGTGGGATGTAGTTAAGATACCTGCATGGCTGGACGAAGAAGCAGCAGAACTACTAGAACTACCCGTAGGTGGTAGCTACTTCCCTGAATGGAAGCCAGATAGTGTCTTACGTATAGATGAACACGAGATTAAAGCTAGTAATGGTAGCAGATACTGGAACTCGCTCTACATGCAAGACCCTACACCAGAAGAAGGTGGTCTAATCAAGAAGAAATGGATACAACAGTGGGAAGAAGAAGACCCACCTAGCTGTGAGTTCGTAATACAGACCTATGATACTGCTTTTTCCACCAGAACTACGGCTGACTTCAGTGTCATCCAGACATGGGGCATCTTTTACCTGTATGATCAAGATGATAACGGATATGAGAACTATGTTGCCCACCTAATCCTGCTAGGTAACGTCAAAGGCCGCTTCGAGTACCCAGAACTACGCAAACTTGCACAGAAACTGTACGCTGAGAACAAACCTGATGTATGTATGGTAGAGAAGAAGGCTAGTGGACAGTCATTGATACAAGATATGCGAAGAGCAGGACTACCAGTGATGGAATACACACCAGATAGAGATAAGGTATCCAGAGTTTACGCAGCATCTCCTATCATGGAAGCAGGTAGAGTATGGATACCCACCAACAAGAAGTGGTCAGAGGATCTCATAGAAGAATTAATACGATTTCCAAATGCGGCCCATGATGATCAGGTAGATGCTATGACAATGGCTATACACTACATGAAGGAGTCATGGCATCTAGAACACCCCGATGATCCTGAGTGGGAAGACGAGCCAAAGCAAGCTAGTAAAACTTATTGGACGTTTTAACTTGCCGATATAAAAAAACTGTGGTATAATAACGTCAAAGGATTAATGGGGAAACTATGGGCGCACTAGCTGAGTTATTAAAATTAGGTATGAAGACTGCTGTTAAACAAGCAGACGAAGTCGTGCCTAAAACTCTATCTAGAATGAGATCAGACTATACCCCTAGTCCTATAGTAGATGAGACTACTGATGTTCTTACAGCTTTAGGTAGAAGTGAAGATGACATAGTAAAGTTTAAAAAAGAAAATTTATTAGAGGGTTCAGAAAAAGAAGTTTATAGAAATTCTAAATTAGAAGAGCAGGCTAGAGCTTTAGATGAAGGATTAATAACTTTAGATGAATTTAAAGAAGCAAGAGATATTTTTAAACCTAGAAGAACATATGGTACTGTTCCTAAGTTATATGAATTATTTGACATATTAGGTTCTATGGGAAAAAGTGTAAAAAATAAAGGTATCGTAGGTGTTAATAAAAATATAAAATCAGGTGAATTAGTAAATACTAGATTTGATGTTAAGGCATATGAGAATTATGGACGATATGTAGTAACAGTAGGTAAAGGTAATAAAGTAACAGGGTATGCTCCAACAGCTATATTAAAAAATGTTAAGTTTGCAGGTAATCCTAGTATAGAAGAAGCTAGTAAAAGAGTGCCTGATATAGGAGAAAAATCTTTTAATCTTGCAAAAGGTAAAAGAATAGAAGGTGGAAAGAAATTAGGAATAAAATCACCATTTGCAACAATGGAAGGCAAGTGGCAAAACATGAGTCCAGAGTCTACACATAAATATGCAGAAGATTTAATGGATGCTGGAAAAGTTAATAAGTATGGAGAGACAGATAAAGAATGGACAGAGATAGGTTTTGATCCAGCATCTAAATCTTCTTTCTATAATCGTTCTACAGGTAAACCTATATTTGCAGCAGATAAAGTAGTACAAGTTGGTTCTATGTTATTAGCTAGAGGAATAAAAAAGCCAACAAAGCAGCAATTAAAAAGTCTTCAATTTATAACAAAGGCTGGAAAAGAAATAGAAGGATATAAAGAAGGTGGTTCATTACTACCTGTTATAAAAAGAGAAGCAGGTGGTGGTGGTTCTCAAAATGAAGCTGAAGCTGCTGCTGCTTATGATGATTATACAAGTGCATATGAGTCTCCGTCAGGTTTTATGGATGATACAGATGCAGGTCTATATGCAGATAAATATGGACAGCCGGGTAAACACCAAAGTCCTGAAGATCGGATGAATAATCTAACAGGAACTGATACGAGATATAATCCTCTTCAATCTCCAGAAATGAAGGTACTGACTGGTAATCCATTTTACTTTAATCCTGAAGCACCTAAAAATGAAGAGGAGCAGAGGCAACAAGATGAGCAAACACAATTATTTGAAAATTATAAAAGTCTTAAAGAAGCCGACCCATTAGGACATCTAACTTCATTCGAAAGAAAAAATGAAGCTATTCTAGAAATGATAGAACGTAGAAATCGATTAGAAGAAGAATACGGTATAACTATTAATAGTAAGGGTCAACTTGTAAGAATGGATTCAGATGAAGTAGCACCTATGGCTAAAGGGGGACAAGTCTTAGAAGGACTTGATAGAGAATATATGAGGCAAAGAAATTCAAAAGAAAAAGTAGAAGGTATGATGGGAATACTACCAATACAACCACGACAATACGGTGGTGGTCTTGATGATGCCTACATGAACAGACGTAGTGCCTTTGCTGCTCCTGATGCTAATAGTGCTTTTGCCTCACCTATGGGTCGGGGTGATCTTCCTACAATGTACCGTCAAGAAGGCGGTGATATTCCTATTACTTCTGTAAACGGACAAGGTATTCGTAGAGTAATTTATAGAGAATCAGGTGGTGGTCTTCCTACAATCTATAGACAAGATGGTGGTGGTAGTTTTGGTGATTATCCTAGTGATGCTGATTTTGATGACGCTATGGCTGATAGTCCAACAGATGATGGATTAGGTGGTGACTATGGTGGTGATGGTGGACTATCCGGTGGCTCACCTGCTCCTGCTGCTCCTACTTCTACACCCTCTGATGATGGTGAAATAGATATGAGAGGAGTTCCAACTTACGGTTACATAGATCCTGAAAATCCTTATGATACAAGTTTAGATAGAGGACCAGCAGAAGGTAGTCCGGGGTTTAATCAATTAGGAGATGGTGCTAGACAAGGAAGGGGAAATTTAGATCTTCTATCTCAAGGTGCTTATAATAAGTTGGTAGGGATTCCTTGGGTGACTGACAGTATAATAGCTAATATGACTGCCCAACAACTTTCAAATTTTCAAGCTGCTTTCGATGGAAAAAGTTTTGGTGGAGATATGAGAGCAAATGATTTTAGTAAAGGTTATAGGTTTGGTGGTGCAGAAGGAACACTTCAAGATATTTTAGAAACAAGTTTACAAAATGAAGTTGATATTAGTGATCTAACAGAACAAGCTAAGTATAGAAAAGAATATGAAAAAGAGTTTGAAAAAGATCAACTATCAGAGACTGAATTAGATGTAGCAGGGTTGAAGGGATTTGCTTCAGACATAGCTGATAAATTTTCTATTCAATCAAACTTAAAAGATGACCCTTATATTATGGATGAAATAGCAGAAAGAGCAAATGCCGAAGGATTAAACTTTCAGCCTGTTAGTCCTTTTATGGCAGGATTAATGGATTATGGTATTTCTGCTATTGGTGGTTTAGTTTTTCCCGGTGCAGGTTCACTAGCTAAAGGATTATCTAATATGACAGGTGCTGGAAGAACTATAGGAACTGTTACTAAAGATGGTTTACAATATAACTTAAGTGATACTGGAAAATTTTCTTTAAATACTGAGCCAACAGCACCTGATTATGGTAATGATGAAGAACCTAAAAAAAGAAGTAAACCAATAGAAGAAAAGATTACTGAAACAGTAACTGAAGATAAACCTTTAACAGGCATGGCCGGGTTACTTGCCAAAAGAGATGAACCTGTTTCAAGAGAAGCCTCAAATAAATATAGTCGAAACTTACTTGATAGTCTTGGTTATGGAAATATTAACTTAGGATAGAACATGGCAACTGAACGAAACCCATACGATAAGATACCAGAGGAAGTAGCTAACGTAGTACCTATGGTAGCAGAAGAAGAAGAACTAAATGCTACCTTTGAAGTTGATCCTACAGATGGTGGGGTAATCGTAGACTTTTCTGAAGAAGAGACTGTAAGAATGTCTCCTTCAGAAGCTATTGAGAAGTGGTATGATAATTTAAATGATACTATAGAACAAGAAGATTTAGATGAGATAGCTAACCAAGTTATAAGTAGCTTCCAAGCTGACAAGGATTCCAGAGCAGAGTGGGAGTCTATGTTTGAACGTGGCTTTGATCTACTAGGTCTTAAGCTAGAGCCGGGGACAGATCCCTTTGATGGTGCATGTACAGCCGTACACCCATTGCTCATAGAGTCAGCAGTTAAGTTTCAATCTAAAGCTTCGGCAGAACTATTCCCTGCCAGTGGCCCTGTTAAAGCTAACATTATGGGTAAGTCTACACCTGAGAAAGAGATGCAAGCTAACAGAGTACAGAACTTTATGAACTTTCAAGTAACTGAGCAGATGCCAGAATACTTCGATGAGTTTGAAAGAATGTTGTTCCATCTCCCCTTGATAGGTTCTGCCTTCAAGAAGGTTTACTATAGTGCTACTCTACAACGTCCTGTCTCTGAGTTCATTCCTATTGATCAGTTCTATGTATCTTACTATGCAACTGATCTACGGAATGCTGACAGGTATACACACTTAATCTATCGTAGCCCAGTTGATATGGAGAAAGATATCAAAGCTGGTGTTTATGATGACGTAGACTTACCAGAACCAGATGAAATTAATATTACAGGATTCACACAGAAGTTAGACAACATTATTGGTATGTCTCCTTCTTCTGATAATGATCCACAGTATCTTCTACTAGAGCAGCATTGCTATCTAGACATAGAAGGTTTAGATGAATCACTTCCTTATATTGTTACAGTAGTAGAACAATCAAGGCAAGTGTTAAGTATTCGTAGGAACTATGAACAGAAAGACCCGAACAAAGAAAAGCGTAGTCACTTCGTACACTACCGTTTCGTGCCGGGGTTTGGTTTCTACGGATTAGGCTTGATACACTTCTTAGGTAATCTCACCATGAGTGCGACTGCTGCCATGAGGTCTCTCATAGACGCTGGTCAGTTCGCCAATTTACCGGGTGGTTTCAAGGCTAAAGGGTTGAGAATGGTCGGTGATAACGATCCTATCTCTCCCGGTGAGTTCAAGGAGGTTGAAGCAACTGGAATGGATCTCTCTAAGGCTATTATTCCCCTGCCTTACAAAGAGCCTTCCTCAACTCTATTCCAGATGTTGAATTTTGTAAGTGCTGCTGGTCAGCGTTTTGCAGACAGCACAGAGCAAGTTGTCTCTGATGCTGCCTCCTATGGGCCTGTCGGAACTACAATGGCTTTACTAGAAGCCAGTAGTAAGTTCTTTAGTGCAATCCATAAACGAATACATAAATCTCAGAAGGATGAATTTAGAATCCTAGCTAAGATAGATTTTGATTATCTACCAGAAGAATATCCTTATGATGTTCCTTTTGAAGATCGTAGTATATTTAAGAGTGACTTTGATGGTCGTGTTGATATCATACCAGTATCTGATCCTAACATTCCATCTAACGCACACCGTATGATGATGGCTAACATGGCCTTACAGATGGCACAGCAATCACCTCCCGGTATGTTTAACCTAGAGGCTTTGAATAGGACAATACTACAGGCAGCTAATATGCCTAATCTAGAAACTATTTTACCTGAGAAGGTTGAACCTAAACAGATGGATCCTGTATCTGATATCATGGCTGCAACTAAGGGTATTCCTATTGCTGCCTTTCCGGGTCAGAATCATGAAGCACATATACAAACTAAGATGGCTTATCTCCAAGATCCTAAGAATGGGGCTAATCCTATCATGCAACGTATAGGTCCAATACTTCAAGCTAATATACAAGAACATTCTGTCATGCAGTATCAAGAGCAGATGAATGGTGTAGCACAAGAAGCTATTAAACAACTACCACCAGAACAGCAACAAGATCCTTCTGTAATTGAAATGGTAATGGCTCAAGCTGCACAACAAGTTATGAATGCTAATCAAGCTGCTGGCATGGCTCAGTCACCTGAACAGCAACTCGTAGCTCTTGAACAAGCTAAAGTTGAACTAGAGAAACAGAAGCTACAACAAGATACGATTATTCAAGCTGCTGAAATGGAACTTAAAGAGAAGCAACTAGAGCTTGATGAGAACGCACAGATTATAGCTATGCTTGAATCTGGTGCTTCTGATAACTTTAAGAAAGAGAAGGCTGCATTAGATAGAGAATCTAAGAAAGAACTTAAGTCTATGGATGTTCTAGGTAAGTTAGCAGTAGAAGAAGAAAAACAAATGAGTGAAGACGACAGAACAGCAGAAAGTAACTTAAAAGATCTAATAGAAAAAGGAGAAGACTAATGATGAAGAAAGGTAAAGGATACATTGAGCATAGGAAGCCTGATGTAAAATATAAAGGTAATGGTTATATTACTCATGTACCAAATGGAAAAGTTCCTATGGGTGATGCATGGACAGGTGCAGGTAACACACCAGAAGTATATGGTGACAATCAACTTGTAGGTGCTAACAATGAATGGGATGAATATTCCTATGTAATGCCAGAGCCAGTTAAAGCTACTCGTAAGAACTACAAAGGTGGTAAACTACTGTAATGGAAATCTGGGATGAAGTAGTTCAAGAGTTTAATCAAGAGATTAACACTCTACGTATTTCATTAGGAAATTGTGCAGCAGAAGATTATGCTCACTACCGTCAACTTGTTGGATCTATTTCTAGTCTTGAATGGGCTAGAAATAATCTAACAGATATTATTAAAAAACGAACATATGGAGATGAAGACTAAAATGCGAGAACAACATTTAGGTGGATCAGTTAAAAATGATAAGTGGATTACAGATACGGAAGAAGTAGCAGACCCCGAAGTACTGCCAGAGCTTCCCGGCTTTCATGTATTAGTACGACCTGTATCAGTTAAAAGTATGACTAAAGGTGGTATTATTATTCCTGACTCTACTAAAGACGAT